ACAGGAACATTGTTAAAAGCAGCGGGATTCTTAGCTGAACAATATGTTGCTTATGATGTAGGTAAGACACAAGCTGAAGCAGAACAAGCTACATCTGACTTGTTAGAAAGCGGTATGAAGGCAGAGAAAGCAGGTCAAGATGCTGCTCTTGCCACTGTTCAACGTGATAAGCTTGCTGCAACTGGCACTAGTTATTCTATTGTACCTGATGCAGAAACTCGTAGGCAAGCTGCTCTTGGTACATACGATCAAGAGATTAAACGTCTTAAAGATGCTGCTGCTGGTGGTATGTCTAATGAAGAATATGTATCACGTGTAAGTGCATTGACACGTAAAGCAATTGCTAAATATCCCGGACTTGCTGACAGTATTCGTGAGAAGGTTGGCACTATTACGGGCTTGCCATATGCTGATAGATGGGCTGAGATGCAGTATGTTAGAGAACGTTTCACTAGGGAAGCAAAGAAAGATACTGAGTTTGACCCTATGAAGGTTGTGCTAAAAGATATTGAGGCTGCTTCTGGCCCCGGAACATTTGGTAGCCAAAAAGAATTGTTTGATTTGTATAACACTAATCGACCAGAGTACGATAGGCGTATTGCTGCATATAATCAAAACAAAGCAATGAAGACAGGTGTAGATGCTGTTTCTACTCAGATTAGTGGCTTACAAGCACAGAGCGATGTAAATGCAGACCAATTGCGTGGTAGTTTTGTTGCTATGTTCCAAGGTAATTTAGGTATCAATGTAACCTCTGCCTCTGTATCTACTTTAGAAAACATTTATAAGCCTGTGTTAGCGTTGATGGCTAAAGGGGAAAACATTAACGTTAACCCTGCTGCATTTGATACACAAATTAAAATGCACAACGCACAGATGAAGACTAACATTGAACAAGCCCGTATTGCTTCTATCAATGAGATTGATAAGTATTTGGCTAACAACCCTAACGTTACTAGTAGCAAACGTGACCAATTGAAAGCAGACGTTAACAATGCTGCTGATTTGCAACTTAGAATGTATGCTGATGACAAAGGTGTCGGCTTAGCTGCTATGTCAACCATCATGTCTAACTATCGTGATAAGAGCATTAAGGAACAACGTGACTTAATTAATTTAGCTATCCAACAACAAGCTGCTATGCAGAATAACAGTTTGGTTATGGCATACTGGGCTGGTGGAGAACAACGTAAAAATCTTGAGTTGACTAATAAAGACTTCTATAACTTTATGGTCAAGCAAGAGAAAATATTGTTAGACAACACTAACGGCATCACTAGTGATACCAGTGGTACTGATGCCTTACGTCAGGCAACTGCCATTGTTGATGCAGCAGGTAAAGAACCTACGGCAGTACCTGTTCCTGTTGATGCTAACCCTGAGAATGTTAAAGCTGCTCACGCAATTATTCAGTCTAATGCCAATACAGCTTTAGATAAAGCAACTCAAAATAAAGTGTTGTCTGCTGTGGAACGAAATGTTATTAGTTCTTCTTTAGCTACTAACGTAGAATCAGGTGCTAATTCTCAGATATTAGCTAATGATTATAAGAAACTTGGCGCTAAGATTAAATTATTGCCAGCAGAAGACCAAGCAATTATTAAAGATAATGTTAGCAGGGCTGCACGTGGTAACGTAATGTCTATGCTTTCTATGAAAGAAGTGTTAGAAGCAAAGCATGGTGTTACGTTAACACTGGGTGTTACACCTAGCGGTCAAATTGTAGCTATGCCTACGCCTCTAACTAAAGAAGAACAAACACGACAGAAAGCAACAGGTATTACTAAGATACCTCTGAATGACCCACGACGTAAAGAACCTGCTGCAATTGATGAATTTAATAAACAGAGTAAGGCTATGCTGTCTAACTTGGTGTTTGGTAGAGTTCTTCTTACAGAAGAAGACCCTGTAGCTGTAGCCAATGATTTTGCATCTATGATTAACAATAGACAACCTTACAGTGGTTTCTATAATAATGCACCTGTAGCGCCTACTCCTACTACTGACTTCACTGGTGCTGCACCAATACCTGCTGGTGCATTAGCTAACCAAGAGGCAATGAGGATTGAAGAAGAAAAAGCTAATGCTGCTAAACCTGCGGCACCAGTTACTAGTAACGTATCTACACAACCTGTCACTAAACCATCTCGTGTAGTAACAGGTAAACTAATTGATGAACGTAATAAACCTAAGACCTCTGCTACTAGTAATGCTCCTGCTCGTTCATCTGAATCTGAGAAATGGTGGAAATAAGATGAGTGAATATGCTGACCTAGTTAAGAATCCTAAAGAGTGGGCAACAGTTAAGTATGATGACCCACGTTTAGATGCATTTGCTACAGATGTGGAGAAGCGATACAACTTACCTACTGGTATGATTGTTGCTTTGAAGAATGCTGGTGAACGCACTAACATAGGACAAGTTAGTCCTAAAGGTGCTAAGGGTGTAATGCAGTTTATTGACTCAACTCGTAAGGCATATCCTCACGATGTTAATGACCCGTTTGATAGTATTGATGCTTCTGGTAGATATATGGCTGACTTAGTTAAGCAGTATAAGAACCCTATAGCAGCCATTGCTGCATACAATGGTGGGGGTGCAGCAGCTAAAGCTGTGCTGGCAGGTAAGCAACCACCTGCTGAAGAAACTAGAAGTTATATAAGTAGAATTAGAGAATATTTAGATAGTAAGTATAGTAAATAAAAAAGGGGCACTAAGCCCCTTTTCTGTTACTAGTAATTATGCAGCTTTGGTTACATTAAATCCCAAGAGCCGCATCATCGTCATAGTCAGATGCTCCCCGCCACGGAGTTCTGCTTGATTCCGCAGGTACTTCCGCAACGCTGATCGGGCTTGGTCGTAAGTTTTGTACGACGTTTTCAATGACTTTGGCAGACTGCCCTTCACTCGTTTGATTTTGTACACGTTGTTTCCTTTCTTCTCTTGCAATTAAATACTCAATGTTGTGTTTAGCCTTCATCAAGTCCCCTAGGGAATTACCTTTATACTTATGGCGTAGCAAGTATTTCAATGCACTTGCTTCCCAACCATTCATATCATAGGCTTCCCATATCTCCCACGGCTGTATGCCATGACCTTTATAGTGACTACCACCATATTGTTTTGACATTACTTCTTCGTAACTATCCATCACTCTACTTTCTTGAACAATGCTGGAATCTTGTTATCTTTTTTAGCGTCTTCTAATGCATCACTAAGCAGTTTAACAAAACCTGTCTGAACAATTAGTTGCATCATTTCAGGGCTAATCTCATCCAACTGAACATCAGCACTACCATCATCATTTTCTTTGATTACTTTGATAATCATTTGCTCTCTCCTTAAAGCTATTGCAAAGTTGATGCACTTTACCATCATTGGTTCTGAATGTCAAGACAATTTCTAATGTCTTATCTGTTTCGTATACGTTAATACCTAAGTGTCTACGCATAGCGTCCATCATTTTATAGCTATCATCGTTAGTCATTCATTTCCTTTCTGATTGTTTTCTTAGCTTTCCATACAAGTTTCTTTGCATATTTAGGCGTACAACCCAATATAGCAGAGATTTCTACATAGGACAACCCATCATATTCTTTTAACAACAGTGCTCTACGTTGCTTGTTAGGCAACCTATCACACACAGCAACTACACCTTCTACCTTTTGCTTAACTGCAAGCAAGGATTCAGGAGTAACCATGTCTACCATCTCAACATCTGTTTTAAGGCTGTTAAACGGCTGTCTAAGGCATTTTCTATTGGCAATGGTACAGAGCCATGTGTATAGCTGACTATCGCCTTTAAACGCCCCTAATCCCCTGTATGCATCTAGCAATACGTCCTGAGTTATTTCCTCTGCCTGTGCATCATCATTCACTCTCCTACGTATGAATCTGTATATACGTTGTCTATACATTGACACTAGGGTGGCGTAAGCCTTCTCACTGCCCCCTAATGCCTCTGCGATAAGCTCTTTATCAGATTTCACACACCCCCGCTACGCAAGCAAGCTGTTGTGCCCCCTCAACGTTATCGGTAGTTTCAATGAATGCATCCCAATCAATTGTAGATGGCATCTTACTTTTCATAGCCTCATACTCAGATTGATTAATTTCCTC